TTGAAATAATATTATTTCTTAACAATGAACCGGCGCTGTTCGTTTATTTCAAGCACTTTCTTAAGCAGATCTTTGCTGAGAGGACCTAAATCGCTGGCTCTCGCGTTTTCTAAAACCTCACTTGCTTTCATGGCTCCGGGAATTATAGAAGTAACTTCTGGAAACGAGAGACAATATCTGAGAGCTGCAAGCTCGACATCGACTTCTCTCAATAGTTCAGCGGAACCATTTATCCAATTCTCAAGCTGGGCGCGTGACCAATTTAATCTGTGATCACCATGTGGATAAGTTGTTTCTTTAGTAATTTTGCCGGCAAGAAAACCAAAGCACAATGGAGTACGACCGACAAATCCAATGCCTCTGCGAGCAATCTCTTCAAATAGGCCGCTGGTTATTACTCGTGTATCCATCATGTTAAAATTAGCTTGAATAACAGACACGTTATGTGATTTAAGTACCTCGAGCGCATCACTGGGAGATTTTGCTGAGATACCCCAGTATCTAATCTTACCAGCTTCTGTCAAGCTTGATAAAATCTCATGTATCTCATCCGTATCTAATACGGCAGGCGGCGCACCGTGCAACAGCAATAGGTCAATTCGATCTGATCTTAACCGTTTCAAACTTTTGTTTATAGACGTAACAATGCCGTTGATCGTGAAGTCTGGTCGGCTGTCCCACGCGAGATATCCGACCTTAGTTGCTAAAACCACATCTGGTGATCCATTAAATGCTTTACCGATAAGATCTTCGCTACGTCCATATGCCGGCGCCGTGTCATATAAAGTAACACCTAGGTCGCGCGCTTTATATAAAGCTGCTATAGACTCGTTGTCATAGGTTTCTCCATACGAGGCCGAGGTGAGGCCGCCGATGCCCCAGCAGCCAAAACCGATCTCAGACACGGACAGTTTCGTGCGGCCAAGAGCTCTATACTTCATTAGTGGTGTCCGGCTAGCTCTAGCGGCATACCAGCTTGATAGGTCGAATACAAATACGCACCTTTCTTATTACCCCACCACACAACTTCTCTGCACCATTTCTGAAAATCGTCATAATATCTTTCTCGACGTCGCACTAAAACTGGATTGATGTGCTCGGAAAAGATGATCTCTAGATATTCTCCAGTCTTAATGGCATTCCAATAGTCCAAGACGTTAAAGTTTTGAGATATCTCTATGTCGTCCTGAACAAACGGGCGGTGAATTAGAGCTGCGTTTAATTGCATGGCGTCTTGTATCATGTGTTTCTGTTCGTAATTTAATCTATCCGTTGCGTTCGACGTATAGAATATAGACTGAAGTTCTTCTATAAATTTGTCAAGCTTATTATTTTTAATCAAATCAATATAGACGTATTCATCGGCTGGCCAGAAGATACCGAGATACTCTTCAGAATATACGTATTCAGGTCCGCCGTTTTGAATGGATCGCGCTTCTCGATAAAATAGGTCAAGCACACTATCCAGAGTTGGATATGCTCCTCTCGGCTGAGTCATATACAGCTCAATAAGCTCTCGATAGGTCGCACCAGTTAGATGATTGGCGATGATCAATGGAATCTGAAAGATCTTATCAAAATGCAGGAGAGCCGTCATCCAGCAGAATATGCGGGTCTTAACCCAATCTTCAGCCGGCATTGAGTTTGTCGCCACTACTAGATCTTGATATTCCGGCACGTCGTCCTCTAGTTTGACTCGTTCGCCATGAATGTTAATGATTTCGGATCGTACCGTACGCATACCGTGTTGTTTTTGATACTCGGGATTTCCCATTTCTGCGTTTGGCAGAATAGATAGATTATTGAACTGAATTCGATTATGTTGGCCAGAGCTTATGAGTAGATCAACTCCATCTGCAAAGGTTTCATATGTCTCGCCTGGTAGGCCAAGAATTAGGTCGGAATAGGTCTCCACACGATCTTTAGTAAAACGTTTCTGTAATTCCATGTAAGTGTCTAGAGATATATTATCGCGCTTGATGGCGACTAGCGTGGTTGGATCTACACTCTGCATCGATAGGGCAACGCCTTTATTCAATCCCGCATCAGACAGAATCTTCTGAGTTAAATAAGCGCGTTCAGTAGCGTTCTTGGTGTTTTGCACAGATAACGCCACTGGATAGCCGGTCTTATTCTTCACGTCAGCGACGTACTCAGCGATCTCCACGTCTCTTTTCTGAATTCCAAAGTTGGCATCACAGCAAAAGACATATTCGATCTTCTTTTCGGCAAACCAATCTATCTCCCTGTAAAGCCTTTCTAGTTCGAATTTAGTAACCTTGGCCGCAGTGGCAGAACCCCAGTCGCAGAAGGTACAGCGAAATGGACAACCTCGATTGGTCTCCCATGATCCAATCCATCGCTCGTTCGGATTGGTCATCATTACTTCGTCAAAGCATCCATCAAGAAATGGCGATGGAATCTCCTCAAGATTATTCATTCGAGTCGCAGCTAAATTTTTAATAAACAGACCATTATGAATCATGCTTACGCCGGGCGCTTGAGCCCATATATCCTCGTCGGGAAACATCTCAAGCATATTAAGAAACGTGCGCTCACCCTCATTATGAATGACTGCGGTTATTTGCGAATTATCTCTTAAAAATTGCTCGGGTTTATCCGGCACCTGTGGCCCGCCAAAAATAATTTTTACGGCTGGATTAATCTTCTTGAGTCGTCTAGATATCTCGAGAGAAATCTGCGCATTCCATACGTATGTCGAGAATCCAACTAGATCTGCAGACTTTAATTGCTCTACCGCGTCATTGATTTTTATACGCTTATAGATAAACGGTAAAAAGTCATAGCGCTCTGGCGTCGGTGAATGAGCCTGAGCATATGACTTTAAAAGCGCGATCGAATACGGAAGATAGTTCTGTCCGGAAAACGAATTATTGATTTGTACTAGTCCGACCTTCACTATCATCTCCAAACTAGCTGATGAGCGCCGAGCGAGCGTATGGTAGAGAAGTGTGAAACATTAAAAAGTTTTTAGGTATTGCGTCTTGACCAAACCCGTAGCCGTTCCATAGTATAATATGAGACATATATCAGCCGTCCTTGCCCTCTTCCTTCATGTACTTCTTACCAAACTTCTCAGCTTTTTTCTTATTAGTGAAAAAGTGAGTGCGGCTGATCTCGCCGTTCTTATGCAGTTTAACCAGATAGCCAGGAGTGATCGTATGCTTGCCGTCTATCAGGCAGTCGAGAGAATAGATCTCGATCTGATAAGTCTTGATATCTGGTTCTAACAACAACCCGGATCTCGGTTGTTTAAGCATGGATTGCGCTCCTTTATTCTTTATTTATGTCAGAAGTCTACAGATGATATCCATGCGTTTAGTATTATATCTAGATCATCTAGGTGTTTTTTTATAATACTCTTGAAGAGCAGCAGTATATACTTTCATCATGTTCTCAAACTTTACCTGATAGAGCTCTTGCATACCTATTAGAAAGTTGGAGACGCGGTCTTCATCTATATGATCTGACTTTAGGTAAGACCTTATATCTTCAACGACGTTCCAACAGTTCATGATTTCGGTCTCTAGGTCTTGCATGCTGCTCATTGTTTACACACAAATATTAGGTCATGAAATGATCGATCCACCAGATCGTATCCAAAAGACTTTAGAAAAGAAACCAAATCCGGTCCACCGGGATGATGCTCAGCAAAGATTACTGGGTGAAACTTTTCGATAGTCTCAATCGCTCCCTTCAGCGCGATTAGCTCATGCCCTTCAACGTCCAGCATTATCAGGTCACACCAGCTCAAAGCCAGGTCGTCTATCTTAAAGACCGGCACGTTAGCATAAAACGACTCCACCACCGTTCTTACGCCATAGTTTGTTTCCCAGTCATCAAACGGCACAGTCGATACTTTTACAAGACCATGCTTATAACCAAGAGCGGCATTGATTTTTACGATATTGTCCCGCTGGCAGTTAGCGACAAGACAGTGAAAGTTAACTGGATCTGGCTCAAACGTATAGACATTCTCAAACATATCCGATAGCAGCCGCGGGTACATGCCCATGTTGCCGCCCGCCTGAACCACGGCTCTCCTCGTGTAATCAGGAACATGAAGTAAGATCTTCTCTTTATGCCCGCTCTCCCAGTCCATTTTAGGCCCGATCCAGGCATGCACGTCGGTTCGAGCCCATACCCATGGGCCTACTCCATCAACCGTGTCGTTTCGCATGTGTACTAGGTTCTGGCCGGCGTATCTCACTTCTTTACCTTCACTGGAGAGTTGGTTAACTTACCATCGAGAGTGTACTCGAGAAACTTCAGCATGACGCCGCCAAGCTCCTTGGCTTGGTCCTCGGTAAATGCAAACACGGCCATATCTTTGGTCTTGGTCACAAACCCGCCATACTGGCCGGAGAAGAAGTAAGTGTTCTTCTTCTCGTCGATGACTCTAGCTGCCCAGAGCTCGGTCACTTCTTCTCACACCAGGCGTAAACCTGCTCGATCTGAAGTCGTCCGAGTCGGTTCGCCTCCTCGTTGGTATAGTTCATTCTCTCATTAATTTCTAGAGCAAACTGACGACAGTCTTTCTCTGAGAAAAATTCATGACTATGTATTTCATAGCCGACGTTAGGAATATTTAAAAATAAAACTATTAGAAGCCATTTCATGATTGCTTGCTCCAATGATCCTGTAAAGCGTGAGTAGGAAAGTACTCGCTGATGCTTTTGGTCTCGACAAGAGAAAACCCAACGCTTTTATATAATGGTAAAGCAGCTGGATGATCTAGACTAGTGGTGTAGACCCATATCTTACTGGCTTCATAAGAGGCCTCGGTAAGGCATGATTTTAGAAACCTCTTACTCAGACCTTGACCAGCAAATCTAGGTAGTATACCAAAGTAAGACAAGTTGCACATTTTTTCACCAGACGTTAGGATCGAGAAACCGGCTGGCTGGCCATCTTGCATTAAAGTAATGTATTTTCTATTTGAACAGTTTAGATACTCGTGAAGTATCTCATCAGATTTATAGTTCATATACCACCAGCCGTAAGCCCTGCCCACCGTCGAGTACATAAACTTGAAATACTCTTCTGTCCAAGACGAAGCTACTGCAAATTCTTCTCTTACTGATATTGTGATATCAATATTGTTCAAATCAGCTTCTAGCTTATAATAACTATAAGTAGTCCAGGTCTGATCAATTTCTTGTTGATTATTCCATAGGGGGCCAAATCGAAAAGGGCCTTGGTAGAGATTATTTTCAGTAAAAGTCATGTTGCGTTTTTCTTACCTGCGTTGCGAATTACGTCTGGATCATTGCCTAAGTATTGGAGAGCGCCTTTAGAGTAAGCGGGAGCGATACGCCGAGACTTGGCTCGAATAGCTTCGACAGTCTCTGGCTTCTCGTTACCTTTGCGAATTTTCTCCCAGATATCATTGACACCGGCCGTGTAGGTCATGCATTGATTGGGCTTTGGCATCGGCTTGACGTCCCATGCGCCGAGAATCGATGGCTTGGGCTTTCTCGCCTTGATCTGAGACGGGAGAAGACCACGCTTCTCCAGCCATCGATCGTGTTCTGCTCGAGCTCTAGCTAGTCTCTTGTTCATGAGTACCATTATATAATAAGAAAAACTTAAAGTAAACTTAATGATATTTAATTACATATCTAAGAGCAAGTACACCATTATTTTATTTCAACTCACCCTTTTTAAATGAAACTATAATTCCCTGTATCTGTCTTACATATGCGATTCCACGAATCGAGTATCTCTCCATATAATTCATGAGTAAAATCGGGTCTTTGGTGGTCTCTCTAGCTATTCTAAATCTAGCATAGGCCGGATGAGTGTTCAAGTTCATGAAATAAGCCGTTACTGATTCTCGATAAGAGGCGAACGGCTGTGGACGATCTGGACCCGGAGTCCACGGCACCGTCACGGAATGAGTACCGCGCGACTGAATCTGCCCGAACAGAGCATTGCCTATACGAGCCGCATAGGACGTTCCCCAACCTGACTCGAGAAGCGATTGTGCCAAAGCCATGTCTACCGGAATAATATCCATGCGACGAGTCAACTCAGCTTCTGTGTTTGCGTTGTAATGTCGCATCATGTCGCTTAACCACAACACGTCTTCTGGGTCGATGTATCCAACTAAGCTTCTCGCAATCTCAATCTCAAACAGACGAATACGCTGCGCTTCGATGATTGAGTTCTCCTCACGTACCATATCGCCGACACACTTCAGAAATGTCTCACGAGTTGGAGAACAGCCGGTTCGAATCGGCTCTGTTCGAGTCACTCGCACGACTCTGGCTCGAGCGACGTTCTCGTCGAATTCAATCCTCGATAAACGTTCTATGGAATATTGACGATGAGCATCCTCATCGCCTCTAATTCCTCTAATTGTACAGGTTATAAGAAATATGCTCAGCGCAGCGCAAAAAGCGTGCCTAATAAACCTGCTCGGTCGCGCGGCATTGATGCTGCGCGCTATATTAGAAAGCACTGTCTATGTGTTCTAGAGTAGAACCGCGCCGTGCGTGTACTTACGGATCATTTAACTTCTCCTTCGTACATGTTTTGATATAGTATTTATAAACTATCGTTGTCTTCAGCGGGTTCAATCTCGGATACCGAGTCAGTTGGTGGTCTCATAGCAATGATATACTTACTCACTGCCGGATCCATCTCGTGATGGGCGCCGATGATATTTCTTACCTCGTGAAGCTTGTTAAACACTGCCTGCAGCGTCTCTAGGCATGTTTCATCGAGATACCCATCTCGAAGATCAGTCAGCACCGCATCGACGTTGGTGTCTACGCTTGAATCGATTGAGTACTTATCTCCAGCCACATCACGCGTGTAAAATGGTGGAAACAGAACGGCTGATATTTTCTCAAGCAGAATACTTTCTGCGGTAGGCCGTTCTATACTTTTGTTTCTCATTCCAAACATATATCCTCACTGAGTTTTCGTGCGTCCAATATTGTATTTGCTGACAAGAACCCAATCGCTCTTATCCTTGTGAGAAATCACCTTTATTCTACTCATGGTGGCTCTCGGCTCCTTGATCTTTTCCTGATCCACTATCTTAATTAGATTCCACTCCTCAAGCAGGGCCGCGATAGTATTCCGTCGACCCTTGTCTTCCTCGTCGAAGTTAGACTGCTTGCCGTCGAGCGAGAAGAGCTCCTTGAAGTGAATTATAGAGTATCTTCCCTGCTTATGTAGTATATGGCAGGATTGGTAAAGCTTCTTGTCTCTACTTGACGAGACTCCTATTCTCGTGAGAGTCTCCTTTACCTTGAGAAAGTCTTCCTTGGTCTTCAATCTAATCTCGACGCCATGCCCCGAGAATATGTCTTCATTGTCCATGACGAGTCAGCCTTATTATTATGTTATAGGTCGACAGCACGGGAAACATCATAGACGTTACCGGTACTCTACTGCCTATATTTAGGCATCATGGAACTTTACCTTAAAGCCCGAGTCCTTGTCATTGATTCTTAGTAATAATAGCGAGGACGATAGTAGTATGGAGTATAGTGATAATGGTAGTGATAAGGCCTATAGTACTGATACCTTACCACCGGTGGTGCCACATACACAGGCCTGGGTTCTACATAGGTGTAGACAGGTCCGTGTACGACACAACCGCTGAGCACAACCAGCGATCCTATCATGATTGCTCTATGAAGTAGTTTCTTCATGTATGTTTCTGAAGACGAAGACTCGATAAATTTCTTCATGAAGCTCTCTTTGTTTTCTATATTTATTCTACTCCGGTTGACATCATGAGTGTTATATCAGAGATCTGGTTCGCGCTGAGAGTTCGAGATATCTCTAGAGCCTTCCTATAGCTACAGTTATAATATCGCATGATGGAGTCAATACTCTCAGTTTTTTCACGCTTAAACCACTTGGAGAACCTCTTCTTCTGTCTGAGAGAGTTAAGTAAGTAATCATACTGCAGAAGGCCATCGAGATGGTGGTTGACATTCATCTCTTGAGCCTGTAGAATAGTGTCTGGATAGTAGGAGAGAGCTCGATTGACCATGAACGAGCTGTATTCGCGCTCGTTATCAGCATCGATTACTCGCTTCTTGGTATGTGATACCGAGGAGACTATGTCAAATGGATTCACTGAAACTCACACTCCAGCATGATCTCGGTGAAACACGCCATCATGTTGATCTCTGGATCAGCCGCGAAAGCTCCCTGGTATGAATACTTGGCGATGGTCAGAACCAGAAGAGGCACGCTATTGGGCTTGAGCGCATCAGTGGCTCGATCATATAGACCACGAAAAATAGCATTCTGGTCTTGATCTGAGTTTTCAGCGACCCATTTTCGAATATCAGTAAACTTCTTTTCCCTGAGAAGAGGGATCAGATCCTTTACCGAGGTGTCACGCATATCTGACAGGACGCCTGCATCGATGCGACCACTGGTGGAATATCTCTGCAGCTCATTCAGAGCTCGACGCCAATCCGGAAAATACTTCTGTACTACCATGGCCACAGCGGCCTTGTCATACTCGACCTTTTCAGCATCGAGTATCTCCAAAGCGCGGCGCATGAACTGGGCCGCCATCTTAGGTTTGTCCTGCTTGCCGATTACAAAATCGATAGGTGGACACCTAGAATGCAGAGGGGTTATGATTCTATTCTTAAAGTTACATGTAAGGATAAAAGACGCATTGCCAGAATATTCCTCCATGAAGTTACGAAGGGCTGGCTGAGTCGAGTTAGCGTTTAGATAATCGGCCTCGTCGAGAATAACGCATTTACGATTACCGGTAAAAGATACAGTTGATACGAAATTTAGAATTTCATTTCTAAGAGTATCGATATTACCATTCATCGAGCCGTTTACTACGATATAATCTATATCTAGTTCGGCGCATAGGGCTTTAGCAACTGTTGTCTTTCCAATTCCCGGTGGGCCAGAAAGCATCATATTTGGCATAGTATTTTTATTGACTATTTCTTGGAAAGTATTTTTAAGAGGAATAGGCAGAATAGTATCTGCTATTGTTTTTGGTCTATAACGTTCTACCCACAACGCTTCATCCCGCATATGTCACTCTTTCAGATTAGCTCTATATTGAGAGCCTTCTTAACCTTTCGACGCACGTAGTCTCTGCCGTCATGCTCACCCATATTATACACGGTCTGCATGAGCGTGTATACATTTTTTACAACTTCTGGTGTGTTCTCAAAGCACGGCTCATAATATCCTACGCC